GCCTCCGGCTTGACGGCGATCCGCGCCAACATCACGGCGTATACGTCCGGCAGCATCACCGTCGTCGGTTCGGCGAGCGAATAACGATGTCCGGACCGCTCGGCACAAGTGGCGGTGGCGCAGCCGGAGTGACATCCGTGACCGCCGGTAACGGCATCACGGTCACCGGCACGACGACGCCGACGATTGCAGCCTCGATTGCGGCTGGCACCGGCGTGTCGATTGCAGGCACGACCACCCTCACCGTGAGCGCAACAGGCGTCAACAGCGTCAGCGCAGGCACCGGCATCAGCGTGTCCGGCACCACGGCGCTCACGGTCAGTGCAACCGGCGTGCAATCGCTGACCGCCGGAAACGGCATCACCGTCTCGGGAACCACGACGCCAACCGTTTCGGCGAGCCTTGCGGCTGGCACCGGCATCGGGATCAGTGGCACAACCACGCTGAGTGTGAGCAACACCGGCGTGACCAGCATTGTTGCCGGAACGAACGTGTCGCTGTCCGGCGCAACGGGTGCCGTCACGGTCAACGCACCGGCATACGGCTCGACAATCACCGCATCCACGATTGGCGGAACGGCTGCGGCTGGCACGTCAACCGGCGTGACGCGGGAGGATCACAAGCACGCGTTTCCCGCCGGTGCAGCGCCATCCGCATTGACGGTGTCCAGCACGCAGGCGACGGGCACCAGTGCCAGTCCGGCGTTGGCTGATCATGTCCATGCCATGCCTGGATCAGCCATCGCAGGCGCATCGGCAGTCGGCGACACCGCAGCGACGGGCACAGCAACCACCGTCGCGTTGTCGGATCACCGTCACAGTCGCGAGGCGTTTGGCACACCTGGCGCGGTGACTGGTGGCGCGACGGCTGCGTCAGGGAGCGCGACTACCCTTGCCCGTTCCGATCACGTCCATTCAACGGCGAGCATGCCGGTGCTGATTGCTACTTCCGGCGCACTTGGCAGCGGAGTGACAGAATATACATTTTCATCAATCCCGCAGACATATTCAAGTCTACATCTACGAGGCAGTGCAGGGTCTGATTTAACGGGAGCGTATAATTTTCTCCAATTTCAAGCAAACGGTGATACTGGAAGCAATTACATTCAACTTGGTTGGGACATATCCGGGTCATCTCAAGCCACGGTTACTTCAGCAACTATACAACTCGTTCCTAAATCAGGCAATTTTACTACTGCAAGAACACCAGTAAATACGATTATTGAAAATTATACCGCATCTACTGGTCATTATTTAGAATCTCCACAGTTAGCAAATCTAAGTACGACCGCATACTCATTGTATGCCGGTGTAGTATATCACTATCACACAAATACATCACCTATAACATCAATCCGTTTATTTATTAGTGCTGGAGGAGCCTTTCAAGTTGGCACAAGATTGAACTTGTACGGAATACCCTAATGACAACTGAACCACCCATCGCCATCGAGATCGACTGTGAAACCGGCGTGGAGACCGTCCGACCGTTGACGGAGCAGGAGATCACGCAACGGACTGCGGACATGACCCGTGGCGAGGCGGAGCGACTAGCCAAGGAACAGCAGGAAGCCTTGGAACTGGCCGAACGGACCGCGCTTGCAACGTGGATCGCGGGACATCCTGACCTCCCTGAAGCCGCCCGGAATGCCTTGGCAAGGGCCACTGGGGTCACGTTGCCTGGAGGAACCGGCTGACATGCCACTTGAAAACACCGGCGTCGCGCTGACGTTCTATGCCTTTTACGTCGCCACGAAGCAGGGGGTCACGGGTCTCACCGTGACGGTCGATGTGTGGCGCGTCAACACGTCAGCGTCACCGACACAAGTCGTGACGGCGGGCAGCGCGACCGCGGTCGGTGGCGGCCTGTACCTGTATCAACTCGCATCGGCGTCGGTCACTGTGGAGGGCGAATACATCGCCATCTTCAAGACGGCGTCAACGACGCCGGATCAGCAGCACATCCCGGCGATCTGGGTCGTGTCGAAGGCGGGCACCGAGTACCTTGATGCGTCCGTCGCGTCACGGTTGCCAACCGCGTCGTACACCGCGCCGTCCAGCGTCACCAGTTTGCAAGCGGACGTCACGACAATCCTCGGACGAACCGACGTGGCGACAAGCACGCGGTTGGCATCATCGGCGTACGCACCGGCGACGGGAAGCGGATCATCCACGTACGTCGTGACGATCCGGCAACCCGACGGACTGACCGCCATCGAGGGGTGCGCGGTGTGGATCAGCACGGACAGCGCGGGCGCGACCGTCGTTGCCGGTACGCTCTACACCAGCGCGGCTGGCGTGGCGACGTTCACCATCGACCCTGGCGCGTACTATCTGTGGAGGCAACTGGGTGGCTGGAACTTCAGCAACCCGACGGCGATCACGGTGACATGACGACATGCCAACATTCCTAGCCACCTCGGCGGCGACCGCGACCTTCGACTACTGCACCCTGGCGCAGGTCAAGGCGCGTGCGTCAATCGCGAGCGCGACAACCACGCACGATACGGTGATAGCAGCCGCTATCACGGCAGCCTCGCGCGTCATCGACGAGGACACCGGGCGCATCTTCTACAGCGTGTCGGCGACCAAGTACTACACTCCGGACAACGCGCTGACCCTGTTCGTGCCGGATGACGTCCTGTCGGTCACCACGATCCAGACCGTCTCATCGTCCGGATCGGGCACACGGGTTTACGGGTTCACGTGGTCGGCGACCGACTACGACCTCGAACCGGCCGACGGTCCGCCGTACACGAGGATTGTGGTCAACGACACCGGGCAATACCAGTTCCCGACGCGCCGACGGGGTGCACTGGTCACCGGATCATTCGGGTACAACTCGACAGGGTCGTACCCTGACGCGATCAATGAGGCGTGCATCCGCATGGCGGCGCGCCTGTTCGAACGCAACAAGGTGCCGCTCGGCGCAATCGGCACCGCGGACTTCGACGGACTGAAGGTCGCGGGCACCGACCCTGACTACCGGATGCTGATCATGCCGTACCGCCGGTACGACGCCGTGGTGACCGCGTCATGGTGACTCCATTCGAGGTGACCATCCGCGGGGTCGAGCGCCTGGTGCGCGCGTCCGACACGAACGCGATCTTCCGCCAGCCGCTGACCGACGCGCTCATGCGATCGCAGTTCAGGATCGTCAAGGAGGCGAAGCAACTGACGCCGGTCGATACCGGGCGGTTGCGCGCATCGCTCGGATCACCGTATGGGTTCCGCGGGCGCAAGGGCCGCAATGGCGGATCAGCCGAGGAGTTCAACGCGTCCGAATTGGACGCACGGCGCATCCCGCTCTACGTCACCGTCGGCACCAATGTGGTCTATGCACGGCAGGTGCATCAACGCAGGCCGTTCCTCGCGACCGGGTTCGCCAATAGTTTGTCCGCCATCCAAGGGTTCTTCAGCCGTGCGGCGGTCGAGATCTCGCAGTTGTGGGCGCAAGGCGGATGAGCGTCACCACGATCCGCGCGGCAATCGCGACGCGACTGGCAACCATCACGGGGCTGGCGGCGTACACGCATGTGCCGACCAACCCGGCGGTGCCATGCGCCATCGTCCGTCCGACCGAGACCGATTACGACCTGACCATCGCCAACGGCGGGGACATCCAACGGTACGAGATCCTGCTACTCGCGACCAGCGCGGGCACACCGTGGGACGTTGCGCAGGCGTCGATTGACGCGTACCTCGACCGCTCCGGCGCGTCCAGCGTGCGTGCGGCGTTGCAAGGCGACGTCACCCTGGGTTCCACGGCATCGACGTGCCGGTTGACCGGCTGGAGGGATTACGGCACTTTGGCGTACGGTGGCGTAGAATATTTCGGGGTACGCTTTTCGCTTGAGGTATGGGCACTATGACGAATTGGACTGCAACCGCCGGGATTGATTGGGACGACGCTGGCAAGGCGCGCCGGATCGAGGCCGGGGAGCCGGTGCCTGACCGATTGGTGCGCGCCGCACCGTGGCTTGCCGATCAGGGACACGTCATCGAGGGAGGCGCGGGAGTGCCCGACCCGGTGCCGGACCCTGAACCGGAACCTGCGACGGCGTTGCCCGTGGAGGAGGTGACCAGTGGCTAGGATGCACGGATCAGACGTCCGCGTCTATTTCGGCAAGCGCGACATCAGCGGTGACCTCGTGTCGATCGACATGTCCGGCACGACCGAGACCCACGACGTTACCAACTTCGCCAGCGCCAACTTCCGCGAGTTCGCACCCGGCCAATCATCGTGGGAGGCGTCCTTCTCGGCGTTGTACCAGACCGAGGCGACGCCCGGATTGACAACGATCAGTCGCCAACTCGACGCGCTGTTCGGACTCAACACCGCCGACACGCAGGTGCTGTCGGTGTACGACGGTGACGCGGACCTGGCAGGCGACCGTGGATGGCTTGGCGGCGACGCCGTGCTCAACAAGGTCACCGAGCCGATATCGGTCGGCGACATGATCAAGATGACGGCGACCATCCAGGGCAACGGGTCGCTCGGACTCAACGGCACGCTGCTCGCACCGTTGGCGACCGTCACCACTGCGACGAACGGCACGTCCGTCGACAATGCGGCATCCACGGCAAACGGCATGCGGGCAAACCTGCATGTGACCGCGGTGACCGGCACGGGCGGGACCGTCAAGGTCCAGCACTCATCGGACAATTCAACGTGGGTGGACTTCCACACGTTCACGGCGGCGACGGCAGCGACGTCGCAAACCAAGACGGCGACGGGCACCGTGAATCGGTACCTGCGGTCGGTCATCACTCCGGCGGGTTCGTCAGGTTTGACGTGCGTCGTCGGTGCGGCGCGGTATTAAAGGAGCACAGCGATGGCACGGGTTCACGGCAAGGACATCACCTCGATCAACATCGACAACGCAAGTGGCACGCCAGCCGACTTCAAGGCTGAGACCATCAGCCTTGACTTCAGCGCATCGGCGGAAACGCACGACACGACCACCATCGGGGACTCGTTCCGCGAGTTCACCAGCGGTCTCAAGGGTGGCGACGATGTGTCGCACACGTTCATGTACAACAACACGTCGACGACCGGCATCTGGGCGGTCCACACGGGGCGTCTCGGGATCAGCGGCACGCTTGATTTCACGGATGGCACGCGTACCGTCAGCATGGAGACCATCGTCACGAAGTTGTCCCTGCCGATTGCGGTCGGCGACATGATGAAGTGCACCGCCACGCACAAGATCAACGGCGCGATCACCTTCTCGTAGCCACAATCACCACGCCGTCAGGGGAGACGACATGGCAACACTCGCGAAACGCAAACCCGATCCGATCAACGTCGAGTTGGATGGCGACCTGAAAGGGTCGTCCATCCTTGTCGACCCAAGCGCGCTCACGATGGGGCTGCTGGAAGACATCCAGGCATCAGCGGCAACGGTCATGCTGGACGCGGTTGCCGCGACCCTCGTGGGCGGCGACCTTGAACACGGCATCGACCGTGCGGGGTTGAGGCGCCTGACACCGGCCGAGTTTGCCGAGGTTTGCAGCGGGGTGGCCAGTTGCATACGCATCAGGAAAAGTTGA